TGCCGAACAATTCGGATTGATATCGCCGGAGAGCGTCCGCACGGGTCCTTTCCACACCATGCCGTCGGCACGGTTGCAAAGGATGATTTGCGAGGTTTTCGCCGTTACGCCGATGACCGCGCCGACAAAATACCAGCCGTTGTTGACCATGCTGAAGGTCGGCGTTTCCGACTGGTCGAGAACGAGAGACCCCGCCGAGTTGTAGATCATCATGCGCGGGCGTCCCTGGTATAGGGATATATAAAAAATCGGCTGTCCGGGTCCCTGGCGGGTGTTGAACAGCGGGATATACATTTGTCCGACCGAGTATGTGGTGGGGTTGATCCAGCCGCCGACCGCGATTGTATCATCGAGGTTGGAAAAGAACGTTCCGTCGTTCTCGGCGATAAGGTGCGTTTTTTCGGTGGTCGGGTTGCTGATGTTTAAGCGGAAATACCGCCCGAAGCGGCTGTTCAGCAAAGCGGCCGTCGCGCTGCCGCCCCAGCCGGATATGGTAAAATGCCGCTCGTTGCCGGATGAATCCAGAAGGCGCGTCTGACCGTCAGGCGCGGACTCGTTGAACCGCCACATGGCGGCGGTCTTTTCGGTTATGGGGAACTCCCCGGTGAAGTCCTCTTGTGTTGTTAATATAGACCGAATCGCCATACGCTCACCTCCAGCGGCTCTTTGCCTGTATTTTTAGTTCCGTCAACACAGCGCCGCCCGTAACGCTGACGGCGACTGTGTTCACGCCTTTTTGTAAAATGGGAAAGTTCAGCTCCTGCAGGCAGGGCAGACCGTTCCGCAGGGTTTCCCCCTGGGCGTTGACCACCTTCGCCGTAACCTTCCCGCTGTCTATAATCAGTGTTTCGCCGGAAGCCAGCGCGCCGACCACACGGAGCTCCGCGCCGTTGGTTATCAGCATGATATATGAGGACGCGCCGGATGGCACCTCGCCCTTGAGGGAATATACCGGCTCGGACGCGGCGCTGCCTATCGTCCGCTTGACTTCATGGCTTCCCGTTTCCGTAATAACAAATGATTCATCTGTCAGCGCGTAGGCGTGGGGATCGGGGCAAACGAATTTCAAATCGAACCGTCCCGCTGAGCGTATCAGCCGTTCACAGTCCACGGCGTCGGAGAGCCGCGCCATGAAGTATCTGTCCGGCACATCGTCCAGTATCAATTCGCCGAGCCCCCGCGACGGGTCCAGCCACTCAGCCACGCCGTCCAGCACCGACACCAGTTCGGAAAAACCGCGCTGCGGGAGTACGCCGCATTTGACGACGATGTTCCGCTCGGCGCTGTCGCAGCCGAAATCGGCCACGCCCGCTTTGCCGGGTACGGTCACATAGGAGTTGTGCAGCGAAGGTGAAAGCTGCCAGTTGGTCAGCCGCGCACGGATACCCATATCCCGCGACGATATTCCGTTGTATATAAATCCCATGCCACCCCTCCTTTACGCCGGACTGAACCGGCCTTGCGCTCTCGACCCGGTCTGCATCAGGTTATATAGTTCTTGTGAAATTCTGCGGATGTCGTCCTCACTGCGGACAATCATCTGCTGTATGGTTATAAGAGAACCGCCGAGTACGCTTGCCATCCCCACGCCGCCGGTTACATCGCCCATATTCACGCCGGGCATATCCAAATCGGTGGGGATAGCGTTCTGCATATCCTCGCTGACCTGATCCATCGCCCGCTCGAAGCCCACGCCGATGCCCTGACCCATATTCTCGCCGAGCCCCGCGAACAGGGTGGACGGGGATTTGATGCCGAAGAAGTTCTTGATGCCGCTGACAATGCCGCCGAAGAAGCCGGAGATTTTACTCCAAATCCAGTCAGCCACGTTGGAAATACCCTGCCACAGTCCTTTGATGAGGTCGCTGCCAACTTGCACGATTTTACCGATATTGTCGGTGAAGCCTTTAACGATAGACGTTATAATCTGCGGGATCGCTTTTACGATTTCCACAATGATGGTCGGGAGGTTCTTTATCAGCGACACGAAAAGCTGTATCCCTGCTTGTACAAGCTGAGGTATGCTCCCGATAATCGCCGAAATGAGCGAAGTAATGATCTGCGGTATCGCCGCCACGACCGTGGTAATGATTTGCGGCAGATTCTGTATCAGCGACACCAGCAGTTTGATTCCCGCGTCAATAAGAAGCGGGATCGCGTTAAGCACCGCGTTTATAATGCCTTCTATGATCTGTGGTATGGCTTCCACTATGGCAGTTATGATTTCCGGCAACGCTTCCACCAGAGAAACCAAAAGCTGAATTCCCGCATCGATGATTTGCGGAATCGCTCCGATGATAAAATCCACGATGCCGAGAATGATGGCGGGCAGAGCTGCGATAAGCTGCGGCAATGCGTCCAAAATACCCTGTGTCAGTCCGAGTACAAGCTGCAAAGCTGCGTCCAGTATCATCGGCAGACTGTCCACCAATCCCTGAACGATTGTCACCACGGCATTGACCGCCGCCGGTATCAGTTGCGGGAGTGAATCCGCAATACCCGTGACGAGCGTGGTCACCAATTGCACCGCCGCTTCGATAAGGAGCGGAAGGTTGTCGATGAGCGCGCCTACGATGGTCATGACCGCATCCACGGCGGCGGGTATGAGTTCCGGCAGCAGTGTGAGGATTGTGTTAAGCACCTGAGAGAACAGTTCCGTAACCGTGGAAAGCAGTGTCGGAAGTAAATCGCCGACCGCCTTTATTATCCCGTCGAGAGCGGGCGGCAGGGCTTTGACGATGTTCTCGATGACCGGCACGATGTTTTTCACGACGTTCTGGAACGCCTCGACTACGTTGCCTATCAGCAGTCCGATATCAGCGTTGGCGTTCCCAAGCCCCGCCGTCAGATTTTTGATTGCCGAACTCATCCCCGCCATAGAACCGCTTATGGTTTCGGTGGCTTCCAGAGCGGTAGTCCCCGTGATGCCCATTTCCGTCTGGATGACGTGTATGGCTTCCGTCAAATCCGAAAAGGAAGATATGTCGTATTTAATGCCGGAGATTTTTTCGGCATCAGCAAGGAGCCGTTCCATTTCCGACTTCGTGCCGCCGTACCCCAGTTTCAGGTTGTCGAGCATCGTGTAGTTCTGCTTGGCGAACCCTTGGTAGGCGTTTTGTATGGAAGCGATGTCCGTACCCATTTTATTGGCGTTGTCGGCCATGTCGGTAATCGCCATGTCCGCGACCTGCGCCGCTTTCGCGGTATCGCCGCCGAGCGACTGAATCAGGCTTGCGGAAAACGATGTAACTGTCTCCATATACTCGTTCGCCGATAGCCCCGCTGTTTTAAAGGCATTCGATGCAAACGTCTGAACCGTCTGTGACGCTTCGCCGAACAGAGTGTCCACACCGCCGACAAGCTGCTCGTAATCCGCGTAGGCGGCGATGACTTCCTTGCCGAGTTTTATGGCGGCGGCTCCGGCGGCCACAGCCACGGCGCCCATCGCCACGCCGATGCCTTTCAGTATGCCCCCCAACTTCTCAAACTTCGGACCGGATTTTTCGGCTTCGTCGCCGGTTTCCTTTAATTCATCGCCAAGGTCGTCGCTGGACTCCGCCGCGTCGTCCATCTCGTCGCCCACGCTGTCCAGCGCTTTTTCGTTTTCGGACAGTTCGCGCTCCATGCCGTTGAGTTCGGCGTTGGCGTTATTAAGAGCAATCTGCCAGTTTTGTGTGCGGCGGTCGTTTTCGCCGAAACTCTCGGAGGCGTTTCGCAGGGCGGCTTCAAGGGTGGATATTTTTTCTTTCTGCGCGTCGATTGCCTTGTTGAGGACTTCGTTACGGGCGGCGACCGCCGACACGGATTTATCCTGTTTGTCAAACTCGCTGGACACCAGCTTCATTTCGCTGCCCAGCACTTTGAAAGACTGGTTAATGTCGCGCAGGGCGTTTTTGAATTCCTTCTCGCCCTCGACGCCTATCTTTAATCCGAAATTGTCAGCCACCTAAAACACCTCCTCCCTCAAAAAATCAGACGCCATCAGGGATGACGTCCTCAATAAACAGTTCGCGCTTTGGCTTTGTCATTCCGAGGAACTGCCTGTGACATTCCCACAAATCAAGCAGTAAGCCGACGGGCGTGAGCCACGTTTCCTCCTCGGAGCGGTTCAGGTGAACCGTGCCGTAATACAAAAGCCGGGTAAACAACTCCTCGTCGCTTACCCGACCTCGGCGTTTTTTGAGTCGCCGTCCTCGCTTTCAATGTCACGTTTCGTGCCTTTGAACATCGCTTCGGTGATTGCCGCTTTGTATGCGGCCAGTTCAAGGGGCGTCGTCAGCAGTTCCACGGCGTCCTCGGTCAGCACGTCCTTCGGCTCGTCCTTGTGTTTCAGGTTGTGAATCAGGATAGACTGATTGGCAAGCAGCGTAATCAGCCAGATAATCTCGTCGAGAGCCATTTCGAAGTTTTCGGACTTCATCAGCTTTTCGCCGAGGTTATCCAAGCCGCCGTAGCGTTTGGCGATTTCCTTGGTGGCGCGGGGCG